TATCTATTACGGATTCCATGACATTTTGTTGTTGTAGTGGCGTATCCTTGAACGTTACCACATGGGCATCAACTCGCCCTCCTTCGTCCATGTTACTGGACTGTGTGACCACACCTGATTGTGGGTCTAAATCGCGTATTTCTTCTGCGGACGCTCTCTCCGCTTCTCTAGTTATATAATGGTAGTGCATATTTGTTCACCACGAGCGTTGCACTGATGCATCGTGATGTCTAGAGGATTTTGCTGGCCTAGGGCTCCCCTAAATAGGGGTACTTCGTCCGGCGAAGTGGCCATCGGGGAACAAGCGTCACACATCTCAACATCCTGCTTTGTTGAGCGCATGCCGTAATCAATGCTCCCTTCACTATTTTCAACTTTACATACGAATAGCTCCGGATGTTCCTCTCTTTTCTGGTCAGAGTAGACCCTTTTCCACCGCTTCATCATATCATCGTACGTATAATCAACAAAAATGCACATTTGACACAATGAATAACGGCTTCGAATTTCACGGAGTTTCAAAATCTCTTCATCATAGACCCCACGTCCATGGAAGAAGAACTCCAATGCCGCGTTATCAATATTGGTTGCCATAGATTGCTCTGGTGTAAGCGTACTTTTGGTCAACCACTGCAGCGGCTTGATAATGGACCTTTTCTCAAGTGGTGCCATGTACATTTGCAAATCCTCATCCCATCGAGGAGTTCGCTTGAGAAATGACAGCTCGTCCAAAGTAATGTATTGCACTGATTCAGCATCCTTCTTCGCCATAGTATAGACAAGCCCAAAATCCGCAAATGCCCTCTGCACATCTGTGTGTCCAAAATTGATGTCAGGGTGAGCGGAATAAGCACAGTCGTCGCCATAAGTCAACAACGAAACTGTCTGTCGAAAGGGCAAGGGGGAAGTTTTCAAAGAGATATAAACACAACGATGGTACAAGGAGTTAACCAAAGAATTCACAACAGTTGTCAGCGCATGTCCAGAGGGATTGCTACCGAACAACTTAGCGAGATCTCCATTCACATTAATCATGGGATGTGTGATCTCGGTGGCAAGTGTCCGCATGACGGCCAACGAGCGCTGATCATACCCACAATCCTTCGCCATCTCGATCAACATGGAGAAAGCTGCCGTGGTGGCACCTGAACTCATGTGCTGGTCATACGCCTTATGATCTCCAGCAACAATGCGATCCTTGCCAAAACGCGCTAGATGCT